TGAACCAACAGATAAAGGCTATTGTGTTGATATAACACAAGCTTATTCTAAAACTATTGAATGTTTTGTAAATGGATATTCTTTATCAGCAGCTTATATGCAACATCAATTATTAGCTCATCTAATTTGGAAATTTTATTTTATTAAATCACCACAACTATCAGACCTTTATAAACCTCTACAATTATTTGGATATCCTTTTAGTCACCCTTTGTTACATATTTTAGCTGGTACTGATGCTGAATTAATAAGATTATATTTTGAATTAGATCCAAAATTGTTTAGAGCTTATTGGAATATCTGCAATATTATGTCATTAGATTTAGAGACCGAACAGTTATTAAAGCCTATTACAGCAGATGTTAGAATATTTGTTAGAGATAAAGTTAAAAATTTGATGGATATTGAAACAATAAAAGGTTGGTTATTTGAAAATGTTAGATTACATAACACAGCTCTAAACTTGAATCAATTTCTACTTTGGCTTAAAAGAAAAAATTTTCAAGCTGCATTACAAGATGAAACTTTAACTCGAAGAATTAGTAGAGCTTATTATCTTAGAAATGCAAATGCTTATAATACATCAATAGGTTATCATTCTGCTGATAATATAAAAAAGATTATAAACGATTTGCAATATTTAGTTGCAGCTACTGAAACAACTAATTTACTTGAAAATACTAACATTGTCATTGATAATAACATAATAAATTTATTAAAAGAAAATATTGATGATGATAGTGATATTATTAAGCTCTTTAAAATTATTAATTACGAAATTTTAAATATAATTGAAACTTTTAATAATTATGAGATTTATAAATTTGATAAAATACCACATAATTTTACTTATAAACCTGCTTATATTGAGATACAAAAATTGATAACGCCTTTAAATGGAGAATTTGATCCAATGGCGTTGACAGCATGGATTAAATATCCAGAGTATAAGTATTTGTTGCCAAATACTAAAAATTTTAATATCTTAGCTGCAGAGACTGAGAATATATTAAAATCTTATAATTTAGATATAAAAACAATTTCAGATAGCAACTTAGCTAAATTAATTAACAAATTAAAAAAGGCAAGTAAAAATCAATTATACATTTATGCTACATTACCTGCTGATAAAAGACAAATTAATACTCACGTTGACATTTTAAATATGCTATCAAATTGTACTTATGACAACAAATTAATAACTGGACTAATTGTTAAAAATAATGCCAAACCAATAATATTTCATGAATTAACTAATGATTTACCTTATGCTAATGAAATGTTAGTAATAATGGCTTGTAGTTACATTAAGTCAATGTTATCAGATGTGTTGCCCATATCAAAATTAACTTTAAATTATAAAAATAAGTTTTATTTATTTTATGAATTAGTTGATGAATTATATCAGCAAAATTTAAGATTGTTTAATAATTTACCTCTTATTGCACTCAACTTTAATCTATTAGGATATGATTTACCTTTAGATAAGAGTTATTTCATGTTCTATGATAAATCCCAAATAAAATTATATAAAAAATGGATTGGTAGAGGTATCTTAGTCATTAATACTGCTTTTGGACAATGCAAAATAGATCTAGATGGTAGTGATATTATTCATATAGATTTTAATATTAATAAGGGAATTATTCCAAATATATGTTTAAAATATATTAACTTATGTTTACATAAATGTGGAATTAAATCTCTTCAAGAGTGTTTAGAATCAAATTATTCATTATTACCAAATCAAATATGTATAGGTATTGATTACAACAATACTTTTATCATAGATGAAGTTAGAAAATTAAACATGGTTATACCCTTTTCTACTTATAAAGCTAATATTAATGTTAAAAATAATATATTTGTTGCTAATATAAAACAATCAGCTGGATTTATAATTGCTGAAATAAATGATGAAATCACAGGCAAAAATGTTATCAAATTAACAACATTACCAATAAATAGTAAAGATTATATACAATTGATACCTTCACTTATAACACAAACCGATTCAAATAACAATTTAATATTAAATTTGAATTCAAATTATCAAGAATTCTTTATAAATTATTTATATCCACAAAAAATGTCCAAATTTATGATATCTATTGATGATATTTTGCCTGATAATATTGTAAATAGTAAAATGTACGATTTTTATTATAATAGTATTTATAAAAATATAAGTTTAAAGGATTGTTCAATACCTGCAACAACAATGTACACAAATGGAGGTATTGTCAATTCTTTAATTGATTATAAAAACAATGTCAATAACAAGTTTATGATTAATATATTCAGTGGCAACCAAGAATTTTTTAGTGAATTACAAAAAAAGTTACCAGCTGGCACTTTGATACCATTTGGAGATAAGATTATGGAATTATATAATAGAATGCTAGATTTGGATGAACAGCATGATATTTATATACAATTAATGGATGTAATGAATGCTATTGAAAATAAAGATGAAGGTTGGAATAAAAAAGTCGAAAGCTTATTGACCTATTGGGGTATACATACTCTAATAGGTGGAATTGTTAATTATACACTAAAAAGAGATTTATCTGCATATCAAATATATAGATTTATAGGTTTTGATGACGATTATATAGATTTAAATAAAAATTTGATATTGAAATTATACAAAATATTATTTGATTTAATTGATACTTATAATTTCTCAACACCTAATCATGTTTTTGTTAATAACAACTTAAAAGCTTTAATTTTTTTAAAAGATTATGCTATATATAATGTAATTAGTACCTATTTTAAAAACGGTAGAAGTTATCAAATATTATCTCCTATTCGTAAACGTATGTCTGAATTGATTGAGAATATTTTCAATGATGAAGTGTTATTAAAAAATTTATCTGATATGATGAATAACACACCTGAATTTATGGGATTACCCATTGAAAAACAACACTTGTTTTCATTCAAAATATTTGTTCATACTCTACAAAAATATTATATAATAGGTCATTGTAAAAATAAAACCTTAATTATAAATAGGGATAATACTGCTATTGTATATAATGAAATTAAAAATTACACGACATTGCCAACAAAAATGATTAAAAATTGTTGTTTATATGATAATGATTTCATCAAAAAAATTAAAGTTCTATTAAGTAGAGCAACCAAAATGAATTGGGTTATAAAAGATTTATCAGATGATTATGTTATTTTTAATAAATTTTTGAATTATAAAAATGTCATATCCTTAAACGATGACTATGATGATGTTAGTATTGAATTGGAATCTCAAGAACCTGATGAAGATGCAATTATTGAATATTCAACTAAAATTGCTCATAAAAATAATAATGTTAATGCTCTAGTTATCAAATTTGGATGCACCTTTGACAATAAATTACCTAATAGAATAAATAATATAGCTAAACAAATAGTTTTAATTACTGATACGGATATCAAGCCTTTAGAAACTTCAGGTGTTAATTTTAGAAAATATTATTTATTAAAATGTAGAAGCTTAGGTTTAAACTTTAATGATGGAAGTTTAGTTTTATATCATATAAGACCTCAAATAATGATAAATACAAATATTTTACCATTATATTTTATAAAAAAAGATGAGGTCAATGATGATTCTCAAATAGTGCATTGGTCAGAGTTTAATCAACTTGTTAATGAAGATCAATTAAATGAGACCACTTTAGTGAAAAAAATGGTAACAATGGCATTACAAGAAAAAAATTGGTCGTTAGCTTGTAAAGAACTTATTGAGGTTGATGTTGAAATTCAAAAACGCAATGAAGAAATGGAACAAATTCAATTAAAAAAGAAAGAATTGGATGATCAAATTAATAAAGAATTAGATAAATATTTTGAACAAATGAAAAAATTTATGTTCACTGAAGATATGATTGATCAAATAAGAAAAAGTATAAAAAAGAGGTTAACACATATAGACAAAGTATCCGAAATTGTGGATTACATTGCTGATACTAAAATTTTAAATCAGTTATTAGAAATGGGAATCAGTGATGTTATAAAAAATCTTAATCAACAATCTAAAATCAGAGTATTTCACAAACCTAATTATTTTAATTTTATAGCTGGTGAGGATGTTATTACTAATCCAATAACTGATCCCAAATTTAATGCTGAAGATGACACTTTATTTAGTGGGTTAATCGCTGATGTTTTAACCTGTCAAACTTCATTAACTAAAAATTCAAGATTAGCATTGATTAAAAATATTCGTTTGATTAATATGCAAGTAAGCCCCACTTGTAGAAATTATAATGCTATAAAATTATTATGTGATATGTATAAATCAATATTAATATGCGTACCTGAGGGTATTGATTTAAGTAAAGATAAATTTGAGAGAATTAAAGATAAAATATTAGATTTATTAATTAATGATGATCTTGAATTGATAACAGAATCAACTTATCATGATGACAATTTGAGTAAACCTGGTTTAGCATTATTAAAATATAAAATTTTATAATGATTTATTTTAAATTTTATTCTTTTTGCTTCTTTTCCCTTCTTTTTTTCTATTTTTAATAATTATAATAATCTATAGTTAGATACTATTCTAATTCTTTATAATTAATTAATAAATTGCCATTTACTTATAACGGCAATATGTTAAACAACATTTATTATAATTACGAAGGAAGGGATTATTACTCAAACCCACAATTTTTAAACGAACTCTCCGTTCAAAATTTTGAGATTCCAAATATACTCTTTGGAACAGTAGTTTCAACTCCATCAACTAATTATCTATGTGGTGTTTATACTATAATCAACATGTTTCAAATTGAAGGAATAAATACGCCTATAGAACAATTAATCGTTGAATTAAATACCAACACCTTAAATGATGAACAAATGGCATATTTATATTATAAATGGGGTGGTCAATTTAATCTAATTTTCATAGATCCTTATCAAAAAGCATTATTGTGTTATAATCATAAGAGTGAAAACACACATTTTATTTTCAATTCCGGTTTTCATTGGGAACTAGTTACTACAGGTGAAAATTTAATATATGAAAATTATAAAGTAGTCATTAATACTATTGATGAAAATTGTATTAATATTAATCAACCCGTTTCAACACATAAACTTTACCATAGTTGTATAAAGAATGGGGTTGATTTTTCTGAGTTAATTGTACAAATAAAATTTATTAAACTAATAGATTTACCTAAAGAAGTAGCAGAAGAAGTGGACAATTATAATACTCAACTAGACATTTATTTAGATTTTATCGTTTATAAAGAAGATGTTTTAAATAAATTCAAACCTAAATTAATTGTACAAGATGTTATTGATGAAACAAATGAAGATGATGAAACTGAAATAATATATGATGAAGGATCTGAAGAGGAAGATATTGAGGTTGATGAAGAAGAAATACAGTTAGATGTATATTGCTGTACTAATCCTTATAAAGATGATAAAATATGTAATTTAGATGAAATAAACAATATTTTACAACATTTAATAGATTTACCTGTTGATTGTGATCCCGACTGTTTTTTAAACTATTTATATTTGATTAGCAACTTGTTAATAAAAACTCCTGATTTATTAACAACCTTAGTATTAGTTGATACTTATTTTAGACAAAGACATGATAGGTTAGCTAATATGGTTCAAAGATTATTAAATTTACCAACTAATCTTGATATTAAATTTTCAGATTTTGGTATTAATAGTGATAGAACACCTGATTCTATAATTAAATTATCAAATAATTCACTTTTAGTTATTGAATATGCTGCATATACTGATGTTGAATCTGCTTATAAAGCAAAAGGAAGCCATGGTTATGAATTTAAATATGATAATGAGATCAAAATTGCTGAAGCCCTTGACATTAAAATATACTATTTCGTTGTAGCATTCTCAATGAAAGATATAAGCACAAATGATTATTTAAATGTTTTGAAAAACATAGCTAATATTTTGAATATAAGAACTAATTTTTTAACTGTTGAAAATTTTCGAGTAAAATTGTGTACATTCAATGATATATTTTCATCAAATTTTAGTAGTATTAGTTCTTTATTATTTGATGAAGACTATCTACAAGATATAGATTTAGAAAATAGTCGGTTTATAAATGACATCAAATATTTGCCTCTAAAAACTAAATATGTGGTAAAACATATACATACTGATCTCTATAATAAACTACAAAATAGTTGGGAACATTTATTAATTAGAACTAAGAATTTAGATGAGAAATATAATTACAATCTTATTTATAATATGCAAACTAGGAGATTAAAATTTGCTAGATTGTTAAATTCAAAATGGAATAAATTAAGATGGGAAGATAATTTATTCAAACATCAATTAAATGATGTATTAAAACAAGTTAGAATGCAAACAAATAATGAGATTATGATGCCTTATGTTAATGTTGGTAAAGAAGTGATGATGGCTGCAGATATTAAATATCAAACAAATATTCCTATGCAATTTAATCAACATTATGATCTTGAATTTATTGATAAAGAAATCAATATAAATTGGGATAAATATAATGAAAAAATCAAAATAAATAAATATGTTCATTACACTAATAGCATGTATGATGAAAATTATGAAAATAAGTTGATCAACTCATTTAAAAATTATATATTGAATCCTTTAAAACCTCAAAATATAAAGAATAGTTTAGCATATAATAAACTTAACAATGAAAGCATTAGTGTTGGTGTAGAATTATACATGAAAAAACTTATACAAGTTAATAAAATAGATTCTTATAAACCACACAACCCTTTTATTTTTCCAATTATTGATGCTAATCTTAAGACAACTTCGATACACAATAAACCAATTAATCTCATTGAAGCAACTTATGATTATTGTAAAACATCACCTTTTTTACGACAAATATTAATGGAAGCTCGATCTGAACAAATTGAATTTGGTGGTCTTGAAAAACTAATTAAAAATGATGATAAATTTCAAAAATTACTTCAACATTGTTCTAAATCAATGTCAATTTATGCTAAAGAGATTAAAAAATTAGGAAAAGATAAAGTTGATAAAATTATTGTTGAAAATTATACTAATGATTTATTAGAAATTAAAAAGTACAGAAAAGAGCATAAGATAACTAGAAAAAGTTTATCACTTATAAAATTAAATATGTCTGATAAGAGTAATAAACATAATTTCAAATTGGAAATGGAACATTTTAAAAAAGGTAAAAATATAAAAACAGTTGCTGGTGTAGGTAATAATCCAAACATTGAAACTTGGTTGAATAATATAATAGAATATTTAAGCACTTACAATTTAACTATTGATGATAAGTGTACCCTAAATGTTGGTAAACCTGCTTCTTCTAATGTTCTAGATCAATTAAGAAATCTACATCAAGAAGAGTTAGATGAATACGCGAATGAATATCATTGCACCAATTTAGCTCATTGTTCACAATTCATTAGCAGATTGGGTCATACATTAATGTTTTATTCTCAAACACCCATAAATCATGATTATATTTTGGTTGATAATTTAGGTTATCAAAATGTATTATTAATATGCAAAGGAGGTAAAAAAGTATTTCAAACTAAAAATTCAAAATTGTTTCGATTAGTCATACCTATACCAAATATCATGCAAGTAATGTATAAAGATTGTGTTAATTATCAATTTTTTGAATCAAATAATATTTTATACATGGTAACTCCTTGGATAAATTATCATGAAAAGATAATGCACACGGCGCTCAGTTTTAATCATTCAATGTGTTCTTATATCATATATGGTAGATCTCAAAAAGTTGAACTTAAGAATTTAATGTATAATGTATTATTGGCTTTTCATAATAAACGTAGAACTGAAGCCACATTTCATAATTTTCGTTATCTTATTGTTAATAGCATGGGACTTTATGGTAATATAAAAGATATGTTGATTGAATTTGCTGATTATAATGCTGACTTTTTCCAAGAATTAATTAAATTTAAAATAGGTAAAAATTTTGAATCATTATTTGAACAATTAAGTAAATTAAAAGATAATAGATTCGAAAATGTTACAATTAATCATTTAATAACTGGACATAAAATAGAAAGCTATTTTGAATTGACTCTTTTAATTTATAGTACTTTTTTAATGACTAAAGCACCTTATAATCAAAAGTTAGAACAAATTAAAAATTTGTCTAATATATTAGAAACACACAAATTATTTATGAAAGACAAAGAAGGCGAATTATATGAATTTGATAAAAAACATAATTTGGAATTAAAAGATGATGAAATCGTACAAGATTATTGGGATCGATTAAATGAGAGTGATTTTAATTATGATGGTAAATATTGTAGTTTATTAGGTAAATTTGCTAATGATTATTTGATATCTAAAGTTGGTTCGAATACTTTATCAAATTTATGGAATAATGTTTTAAATTTATCATATGATGAAATGGCAAATACTAGTGGATTAAGAGGTTACAATTCTAATAACTTCTTTTCGAATAAAGGTTATTATATAATATATGAGAATCTATTAGAAGATGTTAATTTTTTAAAAGATTTATTTATTATTTTAAATTCTATAGATAATAATTTTGATAAAGCTAAAAAACTTAAAACTTTGAATAAATCATTTAAGAAACAATGTCAACCTCAATCACTTAAAAAAGTTATTTTTCATGTTGTTGATAAAGAACAAAGAGCAGGTGGTAGAGAAATCTATGTTATGGATTTAGAAACCAAATTACATCAGCAGCCTATTGAAAAATATATGGGTAAATTATGTAAATTATTACCAAATGAATTAATCAGTATACCAAGTAATAAAAGAATAATGACAATACATTCAAAGGTCTTTGAAAGTAGATCAGAACCTGGTGTCAATTTAACACTTGATTGTAGAAAATGGGCACCAAGATCAGTATTGAATAAATACATAATATTCATAACTAGTATGATGCAATCATTACCCATAAGTTTTATTAAACATTTTTTATTATTTTTTGATAAAATGTATACTAAACGATTGGTAACAAGAACTAGTATTGTTGATACAATGAAAAATAACATTAGATTCAAGGATTATATGGATTATTTTAAAATCATGGATGATGTTGATCCTAAAGCTTCTTATTTTGAAATGCCTTATAGTTGGATGATGGGTATTTTCAATTATTTATCATCATTTATGCATGCTATTAATCAATTATATATTGATTATATTATTAAATTGATATTAAAACCTTATAATGTCACAGCTGATTTTGTTATGTTTGCTCATAGTGACGATAGTGCAGGGAAACTGATATTGAAACCAGAAAAATACATTACTGAGAGCATTTTTATTTATGAAATGAATTTAAAAATGGCTAATCACATGTTATCAATTAAAAAATCAAATGTTTCTACTAATTATTTTGAGATTATTTCAATACTTTATATTAATGACCAATTATTACCCTTATCAACCAAATTTATGGGAGCTATTAAATTTGAACCAACAGATAAAGGCTATTGTGTTGATATAACACAAGCTTATTCTAAAACTATTGAATGTTTTGTAAATGGATATTCTTTATCAGCAGCTTATATGCAACATCAATTATTAGCTCATCT